AGCGTGTAGTCCGGACCTCTAATGTTCAACTTACCGGTGACAATCAGGGCAATTTCATCGACGTCACGGGTGGAACTTTCACGCAGACCATTGCGCTGCCGGCTGCCATTCTGGACGGCTGGAACGTCCTGTATCGCAACAGCGGCACCGGAGACGTAGAACTCGAGGCTCCCGCTGCCGTTTCTACGTTATCTGGCTCGATTGGATCGTTTGGCAGCGCCACCGCATGGAGTGTACCTGCAGGATTGGCAATTGTCGCTGGCGATCTAGTCATCGTTCGCCATACGGCCGCCACGTTCACCCAGCGCATCATCGGTACGGTGGCCAGCTATACCGCCAATACTGCGCAGACTATCAGCAGCATTACGAACAGCGGTACAACGGCTACCATGACCACGGCCGCGCCTCATGGGCGCACTACTGGCGACACGATCACAGTATCCGGAGCAACCCCTGCTGCATATAACGGCACCTTTACGGTGACTGTGACCGGTGCAAGCACGCTGACCTACACAATGCTGAGCGATCCGGGCGGTCCAGCGACGGTTGTTGGCAGCTATCTGGCTGGTTCTACCTTGAACATCACCGCAGGTTACCGCGTCGATGACAGTGGCGTCTCGCCTCAGACGATCAGCAGCATTAACAACGCTGGCACGCTGGCAACACTGACGACTGCCGTGGCTCACGGTCTTGTGAGCAACAACTACGTAACCGTTTCCGGCGCGACGCCAGCAGCCTATAACGGTACGTTCCCGATCACTGTCACGAGCCCGACCTCGTTCACCTATGTCATGGCATCCAACCCGGGCGGTTCGGCATCTGTGGTTGGCACCTACACGATCCAATACAATGATTGGACGATCACCACGCGCCCAGCAACGGGCGGTATCGATGGTCTTGCTTCGTTCGTGATTTATCCCGGCGAAGAGCGGATTTTGCAATCTGACGGCGTTGCCATTTGGACCCTGATAGAAAAGCCGTTTAACCGCACCTACACAGCATCCAGCACTTGGGTAAAGCCACCCGGCTATGCCTATCTTGATGGCCTGCTTTGGGCTGGTGGCGCATCTGGATCGAAAGCTACCACTGAAACTGGTGGCGGCGGTGGCGGCAACTGCTTGCCTATCCGCGTCCCGATGAGCGCACTCCCTGCTGCTGTTGCTTTGGCTATCGGCGCGGGCGGCAATGGGCAGACCACTGCCAACACTCAAGGTAATGCTGGCGGTAATACGCTGTTTGGCGCGAACATCACGTCCTATGGCGGCGGTCCCGGTGGCCCAAGTGCTGCGACGGCTTATTCTGGTAGTGGTGGGGGCGCATTGTCAGCTGGCCAAGTAGGGTCTGCCACTAGTGCCGCAGGAGGCCGGCCCTTCTCATTTGCTGGAACTGGTGCCGCAGATAGTGATTTTGGCGGTGGACAAGGAACGCCAGGCGGCGGCTACTCAGCGTATGGCGGTGCGGGTGGTGGCAAAGATGGCGGCGGCGGGAATGCCCTATATGGCGGTGCAGGTGGTGGCGGTTGGGTTGCTATTGGCGCTGCTGGTGGCACAAGCGTATTTGGCGGTAATGGCGGCGCGGGTGCCAACACAACCAATGGCGGCGACGGTGTTGCACCGGGTGGCGCTGGTGGTGGCACCCGTACCGGAACGCGCTCTGGCAATGGCGCTCGCGGTGAAATTCGACTGATGGGGGTAGCATAATGCGTGTCGCACAACTAAATGAGCAAAGCATCGTCATCAATGTCCTGATCGTGCCAAGCGTGACGTTCTTCCCGAATTGTGTCATTGCTGAAGGTGATGGGGACATTGGTGACTACTGGGATGGCACGAAATTCATTGCGCCATGGGAGCCGGGCCATCCTTACTACGTGCCGCCTGAGCAGGGGCAGTAACATGGCAATTCTCCGATTCCCTAATGCGGGTGCCGCTGGTGTCGTCAAAGATTTGTCGGTGCACGATTTGCCGCCAAATGTCTGGACCGATTCCAGCAACGTGCGCTTTCGCAATGGATTCGCTCAGCAGTTTCTAGGCCACGGCGCGGCGTATGGGACGCCAGCTGTAGTGCCACAGCACGTCATGGCCTTGAACGTTGTCAACCAGCGTTACTGGCTGTATGCGAGCGCGCAGAAGATTTACGCGGTTACGGTCAGTGGTGGCGCAGCAGTGCACACCAATCTGACCCGCCAGACGGCAGGCAATGACGTCAACTACACAGGTGTAGCCAACCAATGGACAAGCACGCTGTTATCCGGCATCCCAATCTTCAATGCTGGCAACGAAATCGACCCGCCGCAGCGCTGGAATCTCAACATTGGCAACCGCATGACCACGCTGGACAACTGGCCTGCGAACACCTATTGCAAGTCGCTGCGCACGTTTAAAAGCTTCCTCGTAGCGCTCAACGTTACCAAAGGCAGCCAGAATTACCCCTACATGGTGAAATGGTCGACACCGGCTGAGCCTGGCACTGTGCCGACCACATGGGACCCAGCAGACGCCACGCAGGATGCTGGCGAGCAGGACCTTGCAGAAAGCAATGGCCGTATCGTAGATGGCCTGCAGTTGCGCGATTACTTCATGATCTACAAGGAGGACAGCGTATGGCGCATGTCGTACATCGGCGGTGCGCAGGTCATGGGCTTCCAGAAGGTTCTAGGCGTTTCCGGCGCCCTGAACCGCAACTGCATCGTTGAAATTGACGGCTTCCATTTCGTGCTGACCGCTTCCGACGTAGTTGTACACGATGGGCAAACCGCAACATCTATTCTTGACGGTCAGGCGCGTGAAGCGCTTTTCCAGGCTATCGATGCTCAGGCAATCGATAAGGCTTTTGTGTTCAAGAACCCGTTCCTCAATGAGGTATTCGTGTGCTACCCAAGCATCGGCAGCACAACCTGTGACACGGCGCTAGTCTGGAACTACCGCGAAAAGACCGTTACGTACCGCACGCTGCCGAATCTGAATCATGCCAACTACGGCACGGTCGACGCTTCGCTGTCGGATAGCTGGGATGCGGACGGCGATCCATGGAATGCTGACCTCACGCTATGGAATGGCCCCGGCTTTACGCCAAACACTACACGTGTGCTGATGGCGTCAAACGACAATTTCCTGTACTTGCTTGATGCCACGGCAAGCTTTGCCGGAATGATGCCAATGTCGTATCTGGAACGCCGTGGCCTTGGCTATGGGCAGGATGAGTCTATCAAGCTTGTAAAAGCTATCAGACCGCGAATTATGGGTAATGACGGCGAGACTGTAAAATTGCTCATAGGCAGTCAAGATGACCCTTACGAAGACCCAGATTACACAGAAATGACCTACACCATTGGCGAAGATCTGAAGTGTGATTGCTTTGTGAGTGGCCGCTATATCGCCGTGCGCGTGGAAAGCGGAACCGCATACCAATGGCGTCTTGATTCATTTGACCTTGAAATTGAAGAAGCAGGGATGTACTAATGCGCGATCCATCTATCAGTAGCGTGGCATACGAGCCTGGCGACCCGACGACGATCCAGAACATGGATGATCTGCGCCGGTATCTGCGCGAGCAAGAAATCAAGATCGCCGCCACATTCGCTGTTTTGGCTGCTGGGCACCTCGATATCACGACAGTTGCACCAAAAAAACCGCGAGATGGTGATATTCGGATTTGCGATGGGGTAACATGGGCACCATTGGGAGCAACAATTAAAAAGCCGGTCTGGTTTGATGGGGCCACCAATACATGGAAGCAGTTCTAGGGAGATTGACATGGGATTATTTAGCAGTATTGCAGGCTTGGCCGGACCCGCTATTGGTAGTTTTTTTGGCCCGGCAGGAACTGCTATTGGCAGCGCTCTTGGTGGGGCACTGGCTGGCGCTGGCGGCTCTAAACAATCTGGCTCGCAAACGCAGACAACGCAACAGCAACTTGATCCACGTTTGCAAGCGTTGCTATATGGCGATGGCAGCAGCGGTTCGACCGGCCTGCTTCAGCAAGTAGCCGCGCAAGCACAGCAAGGCAAGCCAGCCGGTCAGGCGGCATTTGGTCAAGGCATCGATAGCTACCTCGGCGGCTGGGGCTTGGACAACTTCATGCGCAGCCAGCAAAATGCCCAGCGCTTGCAGGAAACGCAGAACGGCGCACCGCAAGTGGGAAATATCCCTGGCATCGGCGTCAATCTGGTAAGCAACCCGAACGTCAACGCGCCAGCGCAGAACAGCCTGAACCTGAGCGGATCCTATGACCGCTTCATCAATGGCGATCCCGGCTCAAATCCTTACCTGACGCGTGCGCTACAGGCTGGCACAGACCTGAACCGACAGGCATTCAACAACCTACAGCAGGACGCTACGCGCAATTTGCAGGAAAACGTGCTGCCAAGCATTCGTAGTGGGGCAATCGCCGCTGGTGGCTTTGGTGGCTCACGGCAGGGTATCGCAGAAGGCAAGGCGCTGGGCGACTTCTCCCGCGCGCAGCAAAACGCCGCCTCGCAGTTCGGAGCGCAAAACACGGCTGCGATCACTGGCGCACAGGCTGGGGCGTACGAATCGGGTCAGAACCGCGCCCTGAGCGCGCTACAAGACCTTTCGGGACGCCAGTATGGTGTGGCGAGCCAGAACTCGGCGCAGGGCTTACAAGCACTGTTGGCAAACCAGAACGCATTCCAGAATGCCGAGACGAGCAATGCTGGCTTGCGCACTCAGCGCGATCTGGCGAACCTTCAAGCGCAACTCGGCACCACTGCGCAGAATGACGCGCGAAATATTGCCGGGACTGGGCTGAGTTCAAGTCTGCTGGGGCAAGCGCTTAATTACGGCACTACCACGTCGAACGCAGACTGGCAGAGGTTGCTTCAGGGTTCCGGAGCGCTCGGCCAGTTCGCTGGAGCTGGTGGCAGCAGCACCACCAGCTCGCCGCTGTACCAGAATCAGGGGGCTAATCTTCTTGGTGGTGCTGCTGCTGGCCTTGGTCTGTACAACCAGTTCAAGAACAGCGGTAACGGCGGCATCAACAGCAGCTTTTACACCAACAACGCAGGCACCGGGCTGAGCGCAAACGACCTGTATAGCCTCTTCGGGAGTCCATAAAATGGGCCTTTTTGACCAATTCGCAAATCTGAATCCAGAGCAGACGCAAGGTCTCCTGGCCGCTGCTGCACAACTGCTACAAGCTGGCGGTCCATCGCGCACGCCTGTTGGCTTCGGCCAAGCATTGGGCGCCGGACTGCAAGGTTACCAGCAGGGTAGCGACGCCTACCGCACTCGCCAGATGCAAGAACAGCAGGCCGCTCAGATCGCCAAGCTGACTGGACTGAAGATTAGCGACGCGGAAAGTGATCTTGCCAATCAAGAACAGATGCGTGCTGATGCTGCAAAGGCACAGGCCATTTTGTCTGCGCGGTATCAGCCGCAGACAAACACATCGCGCGCACAGTCGGTGCTGGGGGAAAACCTTGCGCCAACGGTCGACAATGCTGCGATTCTTTCTGCTGCTCCTACGCCTGCTGGCGGCTCACCTGATCAATACACGCAGTTGATGGGTGACGCTCAAGCCTTGCGCCAAGCTGGCCTGCACAAGCAGGCCGATGCCACCATGATCGAAGCATTGAAGTTCAAGCCTGAATTTAGCCAAACTCCACAGATCGGCAACGGGCCTGATGGCAAGCCAGCACTTTACGTGTTGGATAAGAACGGTACGGCTAAGTTTTTGAGTGGAGTGTCACCACAGGCAAAATTGCGTGAGTTGAATCTTGGTGGAATTACGCAACTTGTTGATGACAACACCATCACTCCTGGGCAGATATTTACCCGTACGCAGACTCCCGACAGTTTAGCTAGCAATGCCATCGCCCGAGAACGCTTGAGCTTTGACAAGAGTCAAGCCGACACAAATCAAGATGCACCGCTTGACCCTTTGGCGGTGCGCATGACCGCACAGCAGTATCTTGCTGGTGATAGCAGTGCACTGCAAAACTATGGGCGTGGCGCACAAGGCGCAAAGAATCTGAACCTTGTGCGCCAAGAAATCGCACGTCAAGCCACTGATGCTGGACTCAATGGCGCCGATATTGCGGCAAAAATGGCCGAGTTCCAAGGCGTAAAGGCTGGTCAACGCACGGCCGGCACTCGCTCTGCAAACATTGAGATTGCCGCCAACGAGGCAGCGCAGCTTGCGCCGCTGGCACTTGAGGCATCCGCCAAGGTGGCTCGTAGTGGATTCCTGCCATTTGGTAAGGCCGAAATCATGTTCAACTCGAATACTAATGATCCCAACCTGCGGCAGTTCGCCATGGCAAATAATGCACTGGTCAATGCATTCGGTCAGGTTATGTCGCGCGGCGGTGCTGCAACCGTATCGGACAAAGAGCATGCACGCGAGCTTCTGTCCACTGCGTTTGATCAGCCGTCGTATGCTGCGGCTGTTGCCCAACTTAACAAAGAGATTGAGGCCGCCCGTAAGGCACCTGGTGCCGTCCGCAAGGACTTGCGTGAGGCAGTTTCAGGTCGTGGCGAAACGGTTCCTAATCCTATGCAATCACCTTCGCAATATTCGGTAACCGCACCAAACGGGAAAACCTACACCTTCCCTGATGCCAAGTCGCTGGCCAACTTCAAGCTCACAACGGGGATCAAATAATGCCAGTCGATTATGATCAGCTTGCGGCCAAGTATGGCGGAAGTCCTGGCGGTGGTGATGCGCAGGATAAATATGACGTCGCCGCGCAAAAATATTCTTTCCGGCCCGTAGCCAATCAGCGTTCTTGGTCTGATGTGCCACTTGAAGCAATCAAAAACATTCCATCTAGCGCCGGAAATTTCTTGGGCGGCATTTATCAAGCTGTGCGGCACCCTATCGACACGGCTAGCAATCTGCTTGATGTGGGTGCTGGCACTCTGCGCAATGCGTTGCCTTCCGCCGTAACGAATGTAATTGATAAGCTAGATAGTCCAGAAGCGCACCAAGCAGCATTGCTCGCTTCAGACAAATCGGATGCGGCTGCCAAGTTCCTCGGCAATCGCTACGGCTCTATGGATGCTCTCAAAAATACGCTGGCTACCGATCCCGTTGGCGCAGCGGCCGACGCATCTGCGTTGCTGTCCGGAGGCGCGTCGCTTGCCGGTAAAATCCCCACCATCTCAGGAGCCGCCCCATTATTGCGGAAAACTGCAACGATCACAAACCCGTTGACTGTCCCAACGATGGCGGTAAAAGCTGCGGCGCCTGTGCTTGGCAATGCGGCCGCTAACATTATTGGTGGA